ACCGGTTATTCCTTTAGAGTCCCTGACCCCGGATAGCGCCATATAACGCCCCGGGAAAGTGTACCCTGTAGCTCCTACACTCGGTGCGGAATTGTAGGAGCCAACCCCAGCAGAAGATATTGCGCACGAAAGATTAACTCCGCCCAGTTGTGACCCCTGCACCACATCACCCAGGCCAATATTGATTTCTTTATCCCCGGAAGTTGTTCCGCGATAAACAGCCAGCACAGGAACACCCACTGCCGGGTATTTGAAATATGAGCCTGAGCCCGCCGTCCTGGACAGCAGGAAGGCCAGCGAATCGCCGTCGTAAATAATGGGGCTTACTGTTGCATTCCAGTTGTTTCCACTCCAGCGGTAAGTCAGGCGATGAATACTGTGCTCACCTTCGTAATACTGGTTAAAACACAGCAGCGTTTTGAATTTACGCACTGTGTCTGACTCGTCGTTATCAAAGGGTGACCACATCACATCAATGATGCCGTTAAATTTCGTTGTGCCAGCCAGCAGCGTGGAAGAGTCCGCAATACTGACCGCATAACGCCCCGGCATGGCTTCCTTCAGCCATTCAGCAAAATCAGCCTGCCCGTTAAATGTCAGGGCTTCTGTGTTACTGAATGCCTTACCAAAGCCAAAAGCGCCCGGTAGCGCCAGCCTGCCGGGTGTGCGGTCACGGATATCGGTCTGGGGTTCCATCGTCGCAGCCGCTTTCAGTTCAAGCTCCGCGCGCATGGATTCAGGCGTGTTTCGTGCCAGTAATGAGCGAGCCTTGTTGCTGCATGGAATTGCTTTTGCTTTAAAGTTATCACCAAAATAAAGGAGAGAGTTTTGTCCCACCCCTGCCTTGCTGATACTGGTTAACGTATCGTTAAGCGGCTGTTTACCTGCCAGTGCATTAGTGACGGTTGTCGCAAAGTTCGGGTCATTGCCCAGTGCCGCTGCCAGCTCGTTCAGCGTGTCCAGGGCTTCCGGTGATGAGCCAACCAGCGTGGCGAGCAGTTTGCGGACAAACGCCGCATTGGCTATTTCATTACCTGCTGCATCATCCGGTGGTGTTGGCGTGGACGGCGTTCCGGTCAGTGCCGGACTGTTCAGTGGCGCTCGGGTTTCAATCAGTGCCCGGAGTGAAGCCTCGTTGACTTTCAGGTTTTCCCAGCCAACCAGATAACCACCTCCGGTAGTCCAGTAGCGATTGTAATAAATATGACCGTTAATACCGTAAAAAATAATGATTTTGGCCACATATGCCGTATCATGGCTGATTTGAGGTTCCGGCCAGATAATTTCAACGGTACCCTTGAACAGCACGCCCTGTATTACCGCATTTGTATCTGCATAAACGGCATAGCGTCCGGGATTTGCCGTTTTTACCCAGCGGAGAAAATCGGCCTCTGTTTTAAACTCGGTCCTGTCGCCGATGAAAAATACTTTCCCGAATCCAAACATGCCGGGAATCGCCAGACGGCCTTCGGTGCGGTCGTAAATATTCTCCTGCGCATCCTTCTGTGCTGCATTGCCAAGTTGTGGTGTCAGATTCGTCCAGGTGACCGGGGCGGAGATATTATCGCCACGAACGGTCATAAGAATCCGTCCGTCTTTTCCAAAAAACAGAACCAGCTTTGTTGCTGTCTGGCTGGTTTTGTCGCCCCCGCCATTATCCAGCCAGATAATTTCTGTTATCCCGGTTATTTCTTCCGTTCGTGTGGCAAAGGTGTAATAGCGTCCCGGGTGCAGGTTGTGAGCGGTTCTGGCTACAGTCGCCATATCGCTGGCAATAATTGAACGCGCTCCGGCGTCCGTCATTCCGTAACCAAATGCACCTGGCAGCGCAACACGGCCTTCCGTGCTGTCGTAAAGGTCTGTCTGGATATCCTTTACCGCTGCGCTTTTCAGCTCAAGCTCATTGCGCATGGCTTCCACTGTGGCCTGCGCCAGCAGTGACCGGGCTTTTTCTGACAGTGGAGACAGCGAAGCATTCCCGTCCTGATTAAAGCACAGAAGATTATCTGCCCGTTCTTCCAGATTACTGATTGCGGTTAACACGTCGCTTAGTGGTTGTTTACCCGCCAGCGCGTTCATGATTGTTGTCGCGAACTCCGGGTCATTTCCCAGCGCCGCTGCCAGCTCGTTCAGCGTGTCCAGGGCTTCCGGTGATGAGTCAACCAGCGCGGCAAGCAGTTTGCGGACAAATGCCGCGTTCGCCATCTCCAGCCCGGTCGCATCGTCCGGCGGGGTTGGTGTGGTGGGCGTGCCGGTAAACGCCGGGCTGTCCAGTGGCGCTTTTGTTTTCGTCTCGTCCATGACGGTTTTGACGGCTTTTGGCGTGGCTGCCAGTTCCTCGCTGTCGTTGTCTGTATCACTACAGAGTTGCACCAGGCCTTTTTCTGTTGTGGAAGCATTGCTTCCCTTCAGGTCATCAACTATCCGTTGCGCCTCGTCCTTGTGCTGTTTCGCGCTCTGCTCGCTTTTTGCTGCCGCTTCGGCGCTGGCTTTTGCCTCGCCGGTCAGCGTTGCGGCTTCATCGAGTTTATCAACAGCCTTATCGACGATTTTGTCTGCGTCTTTAACAGCCTGATCTGCGCGGGCCGCATCCTGTGTGGCAGATGACGCCAGTAATGCCACCTGATTTTTATCTTCGGCAACGGATTCTGCATTCTGCTGTACGTTATCCGCCAGTGTCTGGCAGGCGCTCTTAATTTGTTGCGCATCAGCGACATGTTTCCCGGCCTGTCGTTCGCTCTCCGCTGCCGCTTCCGCGCTCTGCTGCGCCTGCGCCACCATTTCCTCAAAGCGTTTCACTACATCCGGCTTTAAATCACCTTCATCAAGGGCAGTCAGAAAGTCGTTCAGCGTACCGGGCTTTGAGTCGTCGTATACAGCAATGTCGCCAACACAGTACTCGTCGCGCCAGTCCTGTTTCAGATATACGCAATATTTTCCGGTCTGCGCTTTAAAACAGTACTCGCCACAGTTTCCTGTCACCACGTCGGAAACTGTGCGCATCACCACCTCTGAGGTGTTTACCCGGGATTTCAGAATTATGTGGCATCCGGACATGGGGATGCCTGCGCCATCAATCAGCGCACCTGATATCACTACAGACATAGTTTTTCTCGCGATAAATTAAATCAGGAAGAGGCTTCCGGAGAGACGGGCCATTCAATGGCGTTATATGAGGTTTTATCAGTGATAATGTTGAAATCCATCGCCTGCAGCGATTTCGCGTAAATGCGGTACGCTTTCAGTTTCTCCCTGTCTTCGTCACTGATTAATCCCAGCAGCAGGTCTTTTTCCCATTCGCTGGTCATGATGCTGGCCTGTTTTAACAGTGCATCACGCTCATCTTCCGCTTTAAGTTTGTGGTCGAAAACAAATTCATCATTGCGATAAAACCAGTATCCCGACGCCTCAATGCGACGATTAGCGGTAATATCCGGCAACTCAATCACACTTTTATTTTCCGGGCAGATTGAGGTGATGTCTTTTCCGATCCAGACCACTTCGCCAGTTTCAACATAAATAACTTTCAGAGTGTCTGGCTGAAATTTTTCCTGGGCTTCGTGCCATTCCTGACCATCATCGGAGAACAGCCACAATAAAAATTTATGCTGTCGTGCCAGCTGGTATTGCTCAATTGTTTTAGGGTTTTGTGCCGTAAGATTTTTTAAGTGCATCATGATTACAAACTCGCTACATTTCGCCAGACACCATTAATCAGAACCTGCACCGGGCGTGCATTGGCCCAGTCCACACTTTGACCGCCATCAACACCACTCAGTAAATGACCTGATGGCGCATTTCCTCCGCGTCCAATACCAATGGCACCTCCCAGACGCACATCCTGCACGCCGCCATTTCGCTGCTGATAACGGGCATCGAAATTTCCATAGTTTGATGGGATCATCTGTCCATTTACAGCGAATGTGATACTGCCATCGGTATTTCTCTGGCTGTAAAAATGCCAGCCGGAATCATCATCAAGCTCTGCAACTACAGGTCGGGATGAATTACCCCATAAATTAAACGTTGCGTTTTTCGTGGAGTTGTTGGAGCTGTATAACGTGAATTTTTTAGCATTTCCGGCCTGAATATTTTTTAACGCTATCGCCACACCATTCTGGAAACGAAATACATGCTGTCCATTCGCATAAACATCCAGAATGCCGTCGCCGTTTTGTTTTATACCTGTATCGTTATCCCCGAAAGCAATTGAGTTTCCGCCCAGCGCGTTCTGAACGCCGATACCCAGCGCACCATTGACCTGAGAACCGCCGCCAACATACACTTTATGCGACATGTATATTTCACCCGTCCGCAGATTAATAGTGAACGGTCGAAGTGGACCAATATCGCCATTCTCGCCCTGACCTTCACTGGTAGGGATAAGGTGCAGGCACTCTTCCGAACGACGAAAAATCAGACCAAAGGCTTCGTTGAAAATCCTCAGCGCATTAAAACCACGGATTTTTAGTTCTCCGGTCATCAAATCACCAGATTTTTTTACATATCGCAGATCAAAATCTGAATAGATATTGCCAGGGTTTATCACGCTGAAATAGCTTTTCTCGCTATCAAGAAGACAAATTAAGGGAATGCCTTTAATGATATCGTTCGCTACCAGCCCGGACTTGTTCCCCTTATAAAGCGGGAACGTACCAAGAACCTTTCCGCCCAGTGTTAATTGAAGTGTCGCGGCATTGGTATTGTTCTGAACGGGGAAAACGATAATCGGGGCTCGTAGCGTCCAGTCTGTACCTCCATTAACAAAAAACGTCGCGGGAAGCTCCAGAGTCAGCGCGTTTGCAGTGCCGCCAGCAACTCCCGCAATATAATGACCACTCTGAAGCTGCGCTATCTGTACGAAATGGTTTTCCGAACCACGCGTGGCAAAGTTAGCCACAACGTCATTAAGGGACCAACCTTTCGCTGTTGTTCCTTCCTGCCCACGAATGACTTTCAACACATCACCGCTTACCGATACCAGGTGACAAATCTCAAATGCAGACTCTTTATTATCGGTAAGCGTAATTTTTGCATAGACACGTTGCCCGTTCGATTTATTTTCAAAATCGGCAGAAAGCAATTTTGCAAATTTAGCCCCTGTACCGGGCATTACCGGAATATCAGTCTGAATCGTGGTGATATCACCAGCCAGTGCTGAAACAACGTTATTGCCAAATCCAAGAATCATTTTTGAATCACCGTTGTTGCATAGGAATAAATAAAAGGGAATTTTACATATTTCTGGTCAATGGCATCTTTCAGAAAATAGCCTATACCATCGCCATACTCTGGTATCTGAATAGAAAAAACGCTGTCCGATACTGTCACACTCACATCAAAAGTGTGCTGCAACGGCGGGTCTATTCCGTTTTTTCCATGAATGAACCGCGCCACACGTCGCTTTAACCAGTCAATGCAGAAATGCGAACCGTCAGCCTTATAAAAATTCCACGTTAATATTCGTTTGAAATAATCATCAGGTACATACGATGCCTGCCCCGGAACATAATTCCGCATTGCTGCATACGGGATCGTATTGTATTCAATGGTATCGTATGCGCCTCGTGCAATAGCCTCCTCGGAAACCTGTAGTAAAGGCCTTTCAACGCCATAAATCCCGAGTGCAATCCAGTCCAGCAATTGCCCGGTTATTGATTCCGATGTCCAGCATGGCAATGCCAGATTGTTGAGTGAATCGAGGTATTCCTGAGCAATTTCATTGTATGCATCAAAGAACGCAACAACATTCGGATCATCTCTGTACTGCACAAATGGATAAGCAGGGAGAATTTTCTCAGTCAGATATTGCATACTTGTTGACCTGAACCTGTGATGCCACCGTTGAAAAATAGGAATAGGTATCGCCATAAACCAGGCTTGTGTCTTTTGCCGGAGGAACAATATGGCCGTTAATGCCAATGCTCACACTGATTGTTGAGATCAACGTCGCATCAACCAGCAACCTGACAGAACTGGTAAAAATATCCTGGATACGCAGAAGATTTATCGGGTGTCCGACTTCAATTGAATTGATGTAATCAGCAACGTTTTGTTGCACTGCCATAGCAATACCCGCCGGATCAACATAATCATCAGACACCGTGTTCCAGGTGATTAGCACCATGACGTTTTGTGATGACGGGATAACGAACGGCACCTGATAAACGTCCGGCGAAACGGTTATTGAAACCGTGCGTTTTTCCACTGCCGCACCGGATGGATTGCTTACATCGTTGGTCAGTTTCGAAATATCCGGTACGGATTTGTAAATCGCATAAGCCACATCATACGGATCACCGCCACCAACAACCGCAACCCATTTCCCCAACGACGACTGCCGGAAAGAAATCAGGTTTTCTCGCACACCGCTTACTGATTTGAGCATCGCTTTAAAGCAATCCGGTGTTCCCTGCACACCAAACATGCCGGACTCCATGACTTCGGCGCGGTATGATGCCCACGTTTGCGCCTCCTGACCTGGCATCCCTGCGGTTAGGTTGGTGCATTTTACAGGCTGGTCTTTGGGTACTGATGTAATGACCTGCGTCACGGTCCCTTCCGGTACAGCCCATGAGCCTGACGTAGTGGCCACACAGTAGACTGGTTCAGTCTGCCCACTTTCCGGCACCACCGTATCGCGGGAAACCGCATACTGGTAGTTACCGTCTCCAACCACAAATCCTTTAGGGATACCAAACCCCGGCAACGCCTCAAACACCACGTATACCGCCGTATTTGTACTTAATCCCTTCTGTGCTCCATAAATGTTTCCGAGTTGCATCAGTAGAGGAATATTCGCGCCGTATGGACTGACGGAGTTAATAAGATCCACTCGCGCCTGATCTATTAATGCCAGCGCCCCGACAGCCGTGCTGGCAAGGTCTGTAATAAGCCCCGCCGGAAGGTTGGCTGTATATCCAGGTACTTTTTCAGCAACTCTGGTGATAAGATTCGCAAGCAAATCATTGGGTGGCGTAGGCTGCGCACCCGCACTGGTCATAGTAATTGGTATTTCTGACATAATTAATCTCAAGAGGATTTTATGAAATTTAACTCATTAGGGATTTTGATTAGCTCACTGCTATTTTCTGGTGTTTCTCATGCAATTGATGCCACAGAGAGAATGAATGACATTCAACAGTTCGGTAAATGGTATTATGCTGAATTTACCATGCCTACCACTATGGCTTATCGTATTGGTGTTGAATCCAAATTGCCACAGGATAAATCAACTTTATTTATTGATATATCACCATTAACTCAATGTGAGCCCGGTGATGTAACTATCAATCATTTTATTGGATATAAACAAATGGATTTACCACCGTTCCTTCCTGTAAGTTATAAAATCAGCGGACAACAAAAGCAGGACTCTATAACAACCCCATCTATCAATGAGGGTTACTTGTTCAGTCCTATTAGCTCATTAAAGATTAGTGATTTGTTAAAAGCTAAAGGGAAAGGTAGTTTTTCTTTTTGGTACACTCCGCCAGCTGAAAGCAAAGAAAAACCACAAAAACTATTCTTCCCATTAGATGGCCTCCCGGAAGCATATAAAGCTGCAATCAATTCCTGTAAAGAAAACATGTAAAATCAGGCGGTGATATTTATGAAATTGAAATTTTTATCCCTACTTCTTTTTGTGAGTTTTTCTTCACACTCATCTAACATATCAAGAATAATATGTAAGCCATCTAATAGCAACGACACCGCAACCTCCGCAATCTGGCCCCAACCTTACCTTTTAAATGATAAATTATGCTTTAATATTAGAATTGACTCTGGAAATGCATGTGTTGCCGATGGTAAAAAAACAACGTGGTTTACTGAATCAGTAATTATAATGCAAAACAACGAATCATTAGGCCGTGATGATACTTGGTTTAGAGTCAATCGCCCAACAATTAATGACCTACGTATAGAATATACTGTCGAGGCATCTAGGGATAAAGTTAATTGGATTCCTCAATCTCACGTAACTATTAATCGGATTTCTGGAGAAGCTATTGATTGGGCGATTTATGAACACGGCGGAACGTCTTACCAGTGCCATCTTGAGGGCAAAAAGATATGATGCACTATCATTAAATTGACTACGGCATCCAACTCTGGCTACAATCCGAACTGAGGCGTCGAAACCTCTTACAAGCGGTACGCAACCAACCCCGTCAGTGTTGGATTTTTTATGCCTATTTTTTCAGTGGTTGCATCATGTGCAACCACATCCCCGATCAATGTCGGGAGGGCGACGAATACAACACCCGAAAGGGGAATAAGTCCGCGGTACTTGTAGCCGTTTCGAACCTCCCGACGCCACTTTGGTTCTTCTTCGAAAAAGATACAAGAGGTCATCATGACAACCCAACTGATCCCCGTTTTCAACGGAACTATCTCAAACGAAACCACCCTTCTATGCAACGCTCGCGATCTGCATGCCTTTCTCGAAGTAGGTAAGCGCTTTGCCACTTGGATCACCGAGCGACTTAGCGAGTATGAATTCGTAGAAAATCAGGACTATGTGATTGCTTCCCAAATTCGGGAAGCAAAAGGCCGGGGAGGCCACAACCGCAAGGACTACCACCTCACCCTGGACACCGCCAAAGAACTGGCAATGGTCGAGCGCAACGAAAAAGGACGCCAGATCCGCCGATACTTCATCGAGTGCGAAAAGAAACTACGCAAAGAAACTACCAGCACACAATCCCCTCTGAATGTTGACATCATCATGCGCGTCAGAAACGGATCGGTTACCCACATTGAGCATCACAAATCAGGCTCAGTTATAACCACAGAATGGGCAATTCACTTACTACGCAAAAGTGGATGGATTGTCATGCCACGCGATGAACTTCTTAATACGCCACTGGCCCAATTGATGCCCGAAAACTTGCCTCAAACCGGAACCTGCGTCCGGTAACTGGTTCCGTTAAAAAACACAACATCGATGTTATAGGTGGGGTTCTCTGCCCCATCCACTTTTGAAATTGCCAGCGATGCAAAATACCCGGCATACTGTTGCTGAACCATGTTCACATAGTAGTCCGGGTAAATCTGCTGCACGATGCACTGCTGCGCTGGAATGCCGTAATTCGCGTAAAACGGCGACTCCCCCAACCCCAGCTTTAACGTCTGAATGAGCGTCGTCAGCCAGCCGTAGGAGAAATCACCGTTGGCGTCAGATTCTATAGCAACCCATTTTTTGTTGCCGTTCGCGTCGGTTACGCGGCCCCATGTTCTCATCGTGCCCTCACCACCATCGGATCTGGCCAACAAAATACCCAGACGCCAGAATCAGAAAGACCAACCAAATAAGCAAAAACTTCCAGGTGGATAATTTTTCAGCCATAACTCGAATCTCCCGAATCAGTTTGCTAAAATCAAACACGACTTCTCCTTGCCTTATTCAAGGTCAGAAACAGAAAACCCCGACTGGGCCAACAGTCGGGGTTTTCGTTTTATGGGTAGTATTTAAAGTGAAATGAACCGGTATTAACCCGGATTTGGTTTCTTCGACGTGATCGTACTGCCACCGCTTTGAACACCAGTCACATCGTGACTGTGGCTGCTGGCGCTCACGCCGTTGATAACTGCATCTTTCTCGACCTTAAGAGGACCAATCAGCGAAGCGGTTGTATCCTTCATCTGGGCTTTGTCCTGGACGATCGGTCCGTTGAGGTGAATTTGACCGTTCAGGAAAATATCTTCGGCCTCGAGGTAAACTACCTTCGACTTTTGCCTGATTTCTTCCGGCGCCACCGTTACCGAGCTGCTTCCGTCCTCTGTTTTAATAATTGCGCCGTCAGGACCGTATAACACAATTTTTCGCGGATCTTCTTCGGACCACTCCTTGTTTGCCAGAGGCACGAAAAACAGCGGTGTCAGCGACATCGAGTAGGAAAGAGTCGCCATTCCTGTCCCTAATCCGGACACACCGCGCAGGGATACATCGGCGGCGATCGTCACTCCCTGATCTCCTGGTTGTATCGGGAAACGGATATACGGGAACGTGGCCACAGGTATTGTTATCTGAGGAAAGGTGATCCCCTCTGGCAACATATCGAACTGAACAGTGACTATCTGACCGTTCACCGCCACCACATGACAGGGTAATTCCCGTCCTTTCAGCTCGGCTTGCTGGTTACCAGAGCTGGTCATCATCTCCGACAACGTTCGGAGAAGCGGTAATTTTTGAGCGTTTGACATTACCCCCTCACCCAGTTCTCAGCATATGCCTCGAAAACCGTCACCCAGGCATCGCCGTCAGCAGTAAGATATGCTCCAATGTGTCTGACAGACTTAACCAGAAATTTTCCGGTGAACGTGGTCGAATTTTTGGAGATAACACTGGGGGCTGTTGTGTTAGCCATCACAATCGACGCAGCGCCGGAGTAAAGCCCCTCCGGCAATTTAACCACATCACCACACCTGATATCGCCCCGCAGAGGACATTTGAAACTGACAGTAAACGGCGCTATCCAGGTCGGCTGCCCAATCAGTTCATGGGCATGAATTGTTTTGGGCTCTCCCCACTTTGCTGACGCGTTATCGTAAATTCGTATTCTGTCTGAAAGGATGCTGATGGTAACTCCACTATATTTCTCATCGCGTATCATTGCGATTGAAGCACTACGGAGAACCATCGCCAGCGAACCAATGTCTTCGTAGGTTCCATTCCACGGCTCTGGCAAAACGAGGCTGTCGCTGACGGTACAATCGATCAATTTATTCGGAAATGCCTTTTGCAACGCGCGGGAGATAACATCACCCACCTTTTCCCCGGTTCGCCCTTCGCCCTTGATAAAGAACGGTTTACCGTCATCGGTTTTGCGTATGGTGGGGTTAATGACCAGATTTAAAGTCTGGTTTGTGCCAATCCAGTTGGCGTAGGCCAGATAAATTTCACCATAGATTACTTCACCCTGTTGTTCCGGGTTTGCCAAAGGCAATCCCTCAACAAAGCCCGCTTTCATACGGACCAGACACCCCTGCAAATTCACACTTTGCTTCAACATCTCGATTGGTAATCCGTAGATCGTCAGCATCGTGCCAGACCTGACTACATCCAGGCCGGTTACTTCAAAGTCAAATTCAACATGTAACCCACAACCTGGTGTCTTACTGGTATCAAAAGGCCCGATAGGTTTTCCGTTGCTATCCACTGGCGGCTTGCCTGTTTTAGGGTTAATGATTTCCAGGCGGTAATAACGCATTACGAAACCTCAAACTGATTAGTACTTTCACGAAAAATGAGCCTTCCCGGCGCAAATAGAAGCGCCAGATTAATATCGTAACCATCAGGGGAAGCAATCAGAGGCGTATATACAATGACCTTGCCAGAACTGTCTTTCAGTTCCAGATAGTAACGGTTTGCGTACAGATTAAACGGAACGCGGGCGAATGTTTCATATTCTCCGATTCTGGCCGTGAACTGAAACGGACCTCGCCCGTCCGGTTTGAAAGGAATTAACGTTGTCATAAGCCAATACCAAACTCCTGCACGACCTGGTTCTTAATACCTGACCACGATAGCGGCCCGTCTGACGGCATCCCTTTATCAAATTTATCCAGAACGCTCGCCAGCGTCTTTACTGTTTGTTCGACAGACGACAATGGTTGCTCAAACTCAATCTGCCAGGTGTGCTGCACTTGCTTGTTCTGCTCAGAGAAACCGGATGTATCGATAAACGACCGCATCAGGCAGCGCGTGTAGATAAACGAGGGAGTCAGAACGGTGTAGCAACCGCCATACTGGTTATGCATATCAAGCGCCATTTTCAGCGCCGTAAACGTCATCCCCTTCGTGGTGTAGCCACCGTCCTCCGTTGATGCCGGACGGATCATCTGCATGACTACCCGGTTAGGCTTCCTGACGGTCGCATTCGCTGCCGTTACCTGGTTATAGAAATTCAGGTTGCAGATATCCTGCTGTACCAGCGTTGTCCCGGCCATTGGCGTGAATGCCACCATCGAGCGTGTATGAATCTCTCCATGCAGCAGACCGTTCGCTATGCTTAGGCCTTCGGTCAAAACAGCAATCGGCATTACCCCGCCGGGAATTTTCGACGCTATGCCGTCAACCAAAAGAATGGGCGAGACTTCAAACGCCAGTTTGAAAGCCTGCCCAAAGTAATTAAGTGACATCTTTTACCCCGGTATTTGTTGCGTTCCGGCGAGTTGTGCCAGTATGTCGGAACCCGGCGATTGTCGCACCTGAAGCTCAATTATTGCGCGGGCATTTTTGCCAGCACCCTGAAGGTTATCTCTGGCATTTCTTAGCTGACTCATAATACCAGGGTGTTGATCCAAGGCTCCCTGAATCTGAGGCAATAATTTAATTAAATATTTTACAGTCTCCATTCTCAAACTTAGATTTCCATCTCTATCAATACGACCTCCGTTATATGCCGTAAGCATTTTTGCCACATCGCCTTTATAACGCCGATTCAGATCATTTAAAAAGCGGCCAGCCGCAAGAGTGGATTTATTTGGATCATAAACATCATCACCCACCAGACCATACTGTTTTGCGGTGCTATCCCAGAATTGCCACAACCCCTTAGCGAATCTACCTTTTTCATCTGGAGTTCCTCTTGCCAGAGGATTCCACGAAGATTCAACTTCTGCGATAGCTGACATCATATTTTTAGGAAGTCGATAAGTATTATTGGCTTGCTCTACAAAGTTCTGAATATTTCTCTTTAAATCATTAGGCATACGGTAATTTTTATATACATCATCCTGTTTATAAAACTCACCCGTATACTGATTTGTCATCGGGTTTGCTCCCGGCAACGCACCACTGAGATATTTATTTCCAAATGCCGCAAGAACTGGATCTGCCTGTTCAGCACCAACTCCGGTTCCGGGGAGATATTTATCTTCCCCACCGATCCATTTGATAGCTGACCATATTGCTTTTGCAATCCGGCTCACCGCCAGAGAAAAATCGTCAAGATCATTTTTAAATTGTTCGCTATTCAGCCACTTACCAAGTTTCTCCAGCCCTTCGCCAGCCTCAGTGAGAATTTTCTGAAAATTTCCACCATTCAGAAAACCTTCAATATTGGATGTCAGCCCATCAGATGCACCTGTGATTAGTGGGTTATATCTGGCGAGAGCTGCATACCAGGAATTTGATATTCTGTTTCCATTTACCATCAGGTTACTCACCGTGTCCTGATAACCTGACTGCATAGCTGGCGTGAGGTAAGCACCGAGCAACCTGGTATTTGATGCAAATTTCTCGTTCAGTTGGGGGATCTTGTCCAGATTCGCTTCCACCTGGTTAGTTGTCGCGACATCAACAAATCCAAGCCCTTGTCCGTTGAGAATCCCCTGAGTAAGTCCTGAACCTTTATATCGCTTAACGAGAGATGCAAGCGCGCTCATAAGTTTGGGCAGATTCTTTGCAGCACCATCTCGCGGATCAATTCCAAGACTAACCAGGCCAGCATAGTTTGGATCGTTCGGGTTTTTCTGTGCGTTAGCCAGATGCTGAACCAGATCTTCTGTGCCAGAAAAATATGGCGAATAGGTGGCACGTGCGGCCTGCATTTGGGCGGTTTCCACCCCTAACCCCTGAGCCACGCTATACTGTGCTGCGACTTTACTTGCCATATAGCCGTAGCCAAACGGCCCCGCAACCCCTATTGCAGCTATTTTCGCCCCCCACGAAACCGTGGTTTTAAACAGGCTTTTTAACCGGGAATTAGTCGTTTTAAGCGTTGAATTGATCTGTTTGTAAGTTTTCAGCGTCCCCTGAGCGTTTTTACCCAGCCCGCTGAGGTACTTATCAAACATCGTTTCGCCGCGACCTTTATAGTTGCTCACCAGCGAATCAGGTGTTTTCCCGCTTCCAACAAAGCGCCCTTTTTCATCCCTTAAACGTCCATCAGTGGAAGCAGCCGAAACTGGCGCGGGTGAAGATGGTTTCCTGGGAGCCTGATTGGCATCTCCGCCTGTAGTTGTCTGCCGGACGCCACCTCCCGGATCTATATTTGAAGGTATTTTAAGAGGCGTACCGGCAGGGCCAATCATCAGCCCGTTGCGATACTTTTCAAATATCGCCTCAAGTCGCTTAAGATGTTCTTCATTAACGTCCAGTGTCAGAACTGGCATCTGATTACCTGACATTCAATACACCTCCCGGCGTCGTGCATTTACGCAGCTCACGAAACTGAGCTGCTGTTTTTACATTCAGACCGGAATTTGCCCAGATGTCGCTGAATCCGTCTCCGGCTGAGTAGTCGAGGATGTCGCTGATAACGTGCTCGCCGTCGCGCCAGAACTGGCGACAGGCTTCAATGTCGGCAATGAAGCAATCCATTCCGTAAGACTCAAGGATGAAGTGCGACTGTTCCACATTCCACTGACTGCCAGCATCATCTGCTCCGTCTGCTCCGGTGTGTTTATCGACGAGACGCATGTAAAAAAAACGAGTTCACCTGCCACATCATCAAATTCAACGATGCCGCGCTCCAGCGCCATATCAAGCGGGAGCGTGTCATAACCTTTCCCTTCGACTGGGTAAACCAGATTCGCAAGGCGAATGATTTCATTCACGAGCGTATTACGAACGCCCTTTTCGCCATCCCAGATGTTCATATCTGAGGAGATCCGTTCCAGCATAAGGCAGGCGATACGCGGACCCGCAACGACGCCAAGACCTTCAGAAAAAATGGCAGAAAAAGTTTTACTCAGAATGAAGAAATGCTCTTTAAACACCTCTTTGCTGATCGGCGTGGCATGGATCCAGCCGTTACCCTTTTCTGTCCGGACAGGAATAATCAGATTCAGATTTCGGGAGATTTTCATACCAGATCCCACATTTCAGAGTTGATGTAATACGTACCGGTAATGGTGATGGCCACACCCGGCTCGCCCCCAGCGAAGGTCATATCCTGCACGTTGGTGATCGCCGTGTTATAGATATCGAAGTCACCGAATACCGTGCTGTCGCTATACACTTTTGCGTCGCCGATCGTGGCGTTTTTTTCCCATTGCGCCTTGAATTGTTTTCCCAGCGCCTGGCTACGCAGCAGATGAACACGCGCCTGTAAAATCATGTATGGCTGCGGCGACTGCACAGCTCCCGTCATAGCGGGTAAAAACTCCGTGATATTGCCCTGAAAGGACAATTCGACGCCTTCTTTTGCCAGAAATGAGGCGGACACATTCAGTTCGGAATGAGAGGTGAATTTAACGCTGGCGCGAACCCGGTTAAGGGTGCCAACGGGGATCATTGGATTAGGCACGGTTCAGTCCCTCACGAAAGCTGCATTGTCACATTGATGTTAAAAATGATTTCGACAAATCCGCGCATCGGCGTATAGGAGGCCGAAAGGCCTGCATAACGCCCGATACCGTAATCATTCGGATTAGTGTTGATATACTGGCGGAAAGGCACTGCATCGACGACAGGCTGGCCGTTGACCAGGCCGTAAGATACGCCCGTATTGAACACCGCCTGTGCGACCTGCTGTAGACGGTCGATTCCGTCCTGGTTGTAGTAAAGCGGGTTAATTGGGTTATTGCTGCCGTTGATCACCGTGTTGGCGAGCTGCATATCGACGTTAATCTGCACCCAGTCTACGGAATACCAGTACGTCATATCGTTACCGTCACTGGTAACGCCTTTCACCAGAATCGTGTTGGAAATTCCACCCTCAGCACCCGTATCGACGTAGTTAATATTCTGCTTTGTCATCGTGGCCAGAATGGAATTTTTGCCCTTGTGGGCGTTTACCGCCTGCAGATAGCGAAATGCCATCGGCGGCACCTTGTTGATTTCTGAAGGTGATGCGGAAACATAGTTCCACATTACGGCTGCTGCCGCGTTTGTCGCCGGGTACGTATCATCCGCCGTTGCAATAACCGACTTAATACCGGCATAAGGCGAAACGTAATTCATGTCGTCCGGCGTTTTCGTCAGCACGAAGAAATACTGCATCGCTTCGTTGGCGGTGTGGAGTTTTGCCAGACTGATAAATTCTGCGTCACCATCCCACGGCTGCGGCACCAGATACGCATAAAAACGCAGGAGCGGATCTTCCATATAAGATTTCAGCGCAGCGATTTCCTTACTGACTCCGCCTTTCTGTACTCCCAGCTCCAGCAGGTAAATTCCAACTGAATTTCCCTGGGCAAAAAACGTGTTTACTGCCGTCACCAGATTTTCACTGCCAGCAATGGAAAACTGCCCCAGTGTCACTGGCGAACCGGAAAGCTGAGAACCAGTAATAGTCCAGGTCAGTGTTTTTTCATCCGTGACGGTAGCAGTATATTCGCCATTCCACGCGTCGGGCGAACACCCGGAAACAACAATTTTCACCTCAGAACTGTTTTCGCGTCGGATGTTGCTCCCTTCCGGAAGCGTCATCGTAACGGTGACGTTTGCCGCAGATTTTCCTGCGGCAGCCGCCGACAAGGCAGCAATCGGATTTTTAACCAGTTCGTTAATGTCCTGATTACGGGTGAGTAATACGGGTTTTCCCGGCTCATGAGTCGTGGAACCAAACGAGAGAACCGCAGACATCTGCTGCAAATTCGAGGGAATGGCCCCGATGCTCTGGGACACATTCACCGTGACGATATTAAATCCCATTATTTAACCTCATATTTACAAATAACTTTTTCAATCAACTGCCGGGACATTTCCCGGGCGGTGCTCTGGTAGTAATTCACGTCAAAATCGACAATCTTTTTCTTCGCCAGAGCGTTGATTTCAACCTGTCCCGACTTTGCGTCCTGAACCACCGGAATATTGGTTACACCAAACCTTTCCTCCTCCAGCGCCCTGTTCACCACCGAGTCGACAAGATCCAGCGCCATTTTGTTGCTGAATCCGTAAAGCGTCAGGCGAACCGAATCCTGGACGAGCTGAAACCGCTCACCGCCGAAAACAACGGGAGCCACCTGCAACGGAATACTGTTGCGAACATCCACCGCGATATACGGTGGGCGAAGGTTCTGCGGTACCAGGTAAGACGGATACACGGTCGCGGCATCTTTCATTTGCAGCCAGATCGGGATGCTGTTAGAGATGATCTGCTCGTCGCTGATATCCTCCTCGCAGTCGATAATCTGGGAACGCATGGTTGGCAAAATCGCCATGCCGCGATAATGAAAAATACCCGACTGCTGATAACGGCTCTCCATTCGTGAAAAAGCGAACTGGACGCCTCCGTACTCACCGAGATAGATCGCATCGGGATTTTCCACATTAAAATCATCAACCTGCTGAACAGGCGTGAAAATAATGTTGTTCACATCCTTCGAGACAGACTCGTCCTGAATCGCAATAACCTGACGATGCAGGCTGCCTTTGATTTTCAGACGAGTTGGTGACTCAATATTCAGGCGACACAGTTCATCGCAACTGATGATTTCCGCATTAACCCAATAGACAAAGCCATCCAGCGGCAGAACCTGCCGGACATAGAGCCTGAACGTGATTTCCTGGTCTGACGAGATGGTTTCAACTGCGGATTTAAGAACGGACGAGAGCTGCGAACTGTGCTGTTCGGCTAATTCCTCAAGACTCGGCATTATTATCTATCCACGCTATAAAGCTGCCCTTAAACAGGCCGCCGTCTATGAATGACGGACGCCGCTCTCCGGTATATTTATCCTTAAGCCTGGAGTTAACGCCCAGTAGCGCGGCCTGAGTTGGCACAGGGTTTCCGTTAATCGTCATCCCGGCCATTTCTTCAGTTTCAAGAAAAATATGGAAAATCTTCCCGCTCCCTTCCAGAAAATGCTCGCCAGGTAGCGGAGCCTTATACTTGAAGTGATTGACCAACTGGTATGCCAGTTCAGTACCTGCCTCCTGGATAATCTCGTCCTTATGCATTTCCCAGAAGTGCGTAAAAATTTCGTATCGCTCCTCGAGGTCACAGGCTACGTCAAACGTGGTTTTTCCCGGCTCGTCGCCGTAGTCATACGGCTGGTCGATAACCCCAAAACAAAGTTTCATGGCGTGTAACCCCATACCGTGCCCATCTGCATCAGCACCGCAACAACCTGTCGTCCATACGGATCCTGTAACATCTGCAAATCCAGCAAAGACAGATTACTCAGCGCATCGCTGATGGTGATCGAACCCGATGTCCCCTGGTCTGCTGCCGCACTGACAAGCCCAGTAGCCAGTTTCCCAATGTTGAGTTTTTTTCTCAGGTCGGCAAACCACGAGCCGGGAGCGAAATTCAGGAGAAATGAGGCGGCAGCGTTATAAACCGTTCGCACATAGATGATGGGTAAACGCTCCAGCCCCTGATCATGAGGGATTAGCTCCATCGCAGACTGAAAGCAACATTCCAGCGTCGGATCATCGTCAGCAATAGCATGAACCGGTACTTTCATGTCGTCACGAACAAAGCGAATAAATCCCTCCAGTGACGGACGCAAGGTCATTATTTTTTAACCTTAATATTTCGCTTTGTGCTGGGCGGATTTTCCTGTTCAGTGTTAATCGCTTCCCCGGTGATTTCCATTTCAATACCACCCGGTTGAGGTTTTTCGCCACTCTGAATCACTGCCTGATCCACTGCGTTATTCAGCGATACGGCGCTGGCTGCGAGAATTTCTTCTGACAGGGATTCCAGATTTTCCGTTTTCTGCTCCGCGCAATCCTCAATGCGACCGACGCTCACAGGTTTATCGATGGAATAGCAGATACCGGAAAAATTCTTGTCCACCTTGTCACAACGCTGGAATCCATAAGGCTCATGCTGTCGGATGATGTGGTCGATAATATCGGACTGATTTTCGATCATATGCTGACGTCCGGACGGAATTGTCACACCGAACGACTGCGTTTTTTCGGGGAGTTTGTAGTTGAACGTGTGCGGCTGACGTGAGCAGTTAGCGATGTAGAGCTTCATAAATTTTTCCCACAAAAAAGGGGAGCATTTAGCTCCCCGCATTATCAGATTGAACGTTTATGCGTATTTGGCAGACAACAGGGTGATCCCCTCAGGGCGGAAGTTCCAGCCCGGCGTCGCACGCATGGTATACAACGTGGTCATGCCGCCATCCGGCATAGGGGACGGAATTTCCGTCGGCGCTGCCATATCACAGAACATCACGTTGACGGCCTGCTGGTTAGGTACCAGCGTGGAGAAAATATTGGTGTTAATGGTGTGACGCGCTTCCGGAACCTCAATCGTCGGGTTCGTAACGATGATCAGGTCATTACCACCAGCGCCTTTACCAATCAGCGTGTCGTCCTGGCAGAAAATGATGTCATCACCTGTCGCCTTATCGGCGACGTCTTTAACCATCGTTCCCACCGTTCCGGTACCACCACCAGGACGCTGGTAACTGGTCAGCTCAACAATTCCTGTCCACTCCAGCGCCTTCATGAATCGCTGTGGGCTTAGAATAACAGTCGTTAATGGCTGTCCCAGCAGCAACATGCGGGTTTTCTGGTCAGCAATCAGGCCAAGCATAAATTTAGCCATCTCACCGGAATCCCAGGTGGTATATGAATCATTCCCTTTGCTGTCGTTGCCCAGATTCAGCGTCACTGCGTTCGGGGAGTTGGTGATCCCCTCGTTATTAGCTGCATTCACGCCATACAGCAGCATATTACGCAACATTTGAGCGTGTCCCTGACGGTTAGCCAGGCGCAGGCCTTCAATCAGAGAATAGCCCCAGCGATCTGCTGCATCAGTATCGAGATAGCTGTATTGCGAGCGGGAAGAAATTCGGTAAGTCATCATCCCGTCATAGCCGCCAGAGATACTGGAAGACGGTAACTGGCCCGGCAGAGACTGGCCGACCTGCGCCTGCGAGGTCATGCGCAGATATTTCTGATAGACCATCAAATCACTGGAACTAATTTTTACCGCTGGAGCACCGCCAGCCAGGACTTCAAACGCACCGGAAGCCATGCTCTGTTGCACGATCATTTCCGGCAGCACCATTGACGGCGACACAATAGTAGTCGCAGGAGTAAATGCACTCATTAATTAATATCCCCTTAAATTAAAAACAGGCCGCACGGTTTGCCGATTTCCCAGACAACGTTACCGCCATCCTCTTTTTTCACCGTCAGGTTTCCGTCAACTGAAACCATCAGCAGCTTAATATCCACTTTCGGATTAGCGCCGGGTGATCCCGAATAAACATCAACCATGTTTTTCGTCAGGTCCCACACAAAGCCACTGGCAGCAACGGTGTTATTGCCATCAGCCAACGCAACAACTTCTGCACTGACCGGGAGAGGAATGCGGGCGCCTGAGCCAACGCGGTAATAGTGAACAAAGCCACCCGCGAGATATAACGGCACCGGATTATCCGGCGTGGTAATACCATGAAATGCCTGATTAAAGACCGTAAAGGCGTTACATGCGTTTTGTGTAGCCTGCTTAATTACCGCGCCGTTAACGCTGTCTTTCGCGGGAGCAATGCACTCCATAACTCCAACGCCACCCCATACCGGATCAGTGATTTTGCTGTCCAGTCGACCGGAGCAAAGTTGCAGACGAATTGCCGGATCATCCTGCGCATCCCCCTGCATCAGCCCACGGGATTCGACGTTAAAAAGGCCACCAAATGCTCCACGGTTTTTAAACGGATGAAAGTTAATATCAGCCATTGTTCAGGCTCCCTTGAGTGTTAATTTTTGCCAGACGACGCCCCGGAATTTTGAAGGCACCCAACCAGACGTTCGGATCACCCTGATATTCAGTAATGCGACGTCCGGCTTCGTCGCTGCGGATACGTTTATGCAGTTGCCCCTGCGTGCTCATCATTTCTTTTTCGATGGACTGACGGGCGGCACTGAAAATTGCGTCCTCAAGCACAGCCAGCGTTGCAGAATCCGCTATCGCGCGAATATTGACGTCCTTATGTGCCGGAGAGTGTTTCTGCATAGCGATTAGCGCACGCTTACGGTAGTCCAGCGCATTTTCGCCAGAAAACGGTGCTGGCGCGTTTTTACCGCAGGCACTGAATGCGGAGTCGGCTTTTGCCTGTGCTTCTGCCAGGGCAGAATCATTGCGTTCTTTTTCTGCCTCCTCGTCGGCCTTACGCTGTTCTTCTGCTTCGGAATCAGCCTTTGCTTTCTCCTCAGCATCTTTGTCTGCTGCCTCGTCAGCTTTGGCTTTTTCTTCCGCCTTCTTTGTCGCATCTTCATCAGCTTTACGCTGTTCCTCTGCGGCTTCATCGGCTTTGGCCTTTTCTTCGTCCTCTTTTTTCGCCTGCTCTTCGGCATCCGCCCGCGCTTTGTCCCGCTGTTCCAGTGAGTCCATGCGCGTGACTACTCCATCGATTTTCTGATTAATGCCGCTCAGGGCATCGTTCACCACCCCCTGTAACAGGGCCTGGAGTTCTTCTTTTTTCATCTCGATTTCACCTGTGTTTGTCACTTCAACCCCTGCGGGGATCCGGTCTTTATCCCACACGCCCAGCGAGCCGTGGGCTTTCGTCACCAGGGCGATGTGATCAACAAGGAAAGGAACACCTTCAATTAAAAAATTGGTGTCACCTTCCTGTACTTCCACATTTCCTGATGTGCTGTTGAACACCACCGTCGGGCTTGTCGAAACACCCCCCTCAGTGATTTCTTCAACAATGCTCTGAAGGTAAACACGGCACACTGCCCATACCTCGTCACCCCGGATATACGGCAGCATGACACTACCGACGATCCGCGATTTAAAATCCTCCTCCGTCAGGACTGCGTCATCAGGATGGTTTGCGATAACCGGAAGGCCATTGCATCGCCTTAAAAACTCCTCATTCAGATAGAGCTTTGGATCACGCCAGACGTGCTCTTTCTCCCCGGCGCGATAGGCAAGCCCGGTTCCGGTTATTCGCAAATTCACCAGCCACATGTTGGAAAATTTCACCGGAGACGGTACGGTTCCGTCCCTGATGCGTTCTGCCACTTCAAGTTCTGTTAAACTCACGTTTGCCCTTCTCCGTTAAAAATTCGTCGGGTAGTTTCTGAGGGGCGTAGATCGGCAGAGCATCGCAACTGCAATAAACCTCCTCCCCGGCAGCAGTGATTTCGTCATAAAAACCATATACGGGCTTAATCAGTCCCTGCTCCAGTGCCCACGAATCGCGGAGGAGATAAATTTTCTCGTCGCGCTCTTTGTGGTCCTGTCGGTATTTGTAGCCCGGACGCCGCCAGTTCGAATGCCAGCGCAGAGCAATCGCTCCACTCTGAACAGCCAGCAGATACTTAACGTTGCTTGCCAGCTTATGCCCCTGGTCAATTGCCACCCGACGACTGATAAAATCCATATCCTTCACGGATTTCTGAAACCCGGCCTTCACTTCCCGGCGATCAATTTCGCTCACCCCGTCAGGGGGAATGGACGTAACCCACCCCTGAAAACGCTGTATGGTTTTCTCGATAGCCTGTTCGCGGTTGAGTTTTATCAGGTTGGCACTGGCGAAAATTCGCCTGTCGAGTTCCTTGCGAAACTCAGGTTTCAGTTTTTCAACAGTGATTTTTTTAGGGCCGTCAGGAGGCTGATCCCGTAATGCCCCGCCGTCGATGACAAGACGGCTGTAGATAGCGGTGAGATGTTTTCTGGCTACGGTATCATCAGGGGTTTCTCGCTGAGCGGCTACACGGAGTTTCCGGCACCATTCGAGCAATGATTTTTCGCTATCCCACCCGTGATTTACGTAGTAGTTAACGGCATCCGTCAGAACCTCATACAGCGTTCTGATCCGTTTCTTCTTCCTCACCGCCCGGCTGGAAATTGCCATCAGGCGTCTCCTGCTTCGGTGGTTCATAATTCGCCAGCGCGTCCACATCAATGATGAGTGGAGCTGCGCCATAGGTTTGCGTGGCATTAACAAGGCTTGCCAGCCATTCAGTGACGGCGGCACGGTTTTCAGGATCAACCTGTGGCGACACGGCAGAGAAAAGTGCTATCGCCTGTTGAATCACTTTACTGTCGCTTTCCCGGCGTTTGTCCGGCGACTCCTCCACCAGCTCCTGCCACGTCGCGGTAAATTCACGTCGCCACTGGTAAAACGTGGTTTTATAGTCGTCAGTTATGATGTCCGGGTAATCATTTTTCAGCGACTGATAAAATTCCTCGTTCCAGGCGATGTACTGCACCAGGCGTTCGAAATAATCCATCACGGGTTCAATCTGCTGGCGCACACCATCGATATACTGGCTGATAGCTTTCGAGTCCTCAGTTCCTTCACCGAAACCATTCGAGAAAGCCTCCTCCTTGATGAGAATCGCGGGAACATCGCTACCTGATGCAATATCGGAAATAATGTTGTCGCGGGCGGCATTTAGCGCGCCATCGATGTTTTGTAAATTCAGCGAGGTAACGTCCTCATCTTTCCCGATACTAAGCACACCTTTATTTTTTGCCTCTTTGACATTTTCCCTTTTTCGTCCCGTGGCGGCAGCCATGATCCCGTCAAGTTTCGAACCGTTCTGCACAACTTTAGCCACCAGTACGCCTGCCTTCTGGCTGACGAGATCATTCGCCTCCATCGTGTTGATATAGGATTTCAGGGAATAAAGAACGCGCTGAAACACACTTCGTCCGGTGAATCCGAACGATGAACTCTGAAACTCCAGATAAATCGGTGTGCCGTTGAAGATTTTCAGTGTGCGTGACGGATGCCAGTCTTTCCCACCAATCTTCATTTTTTTATTGGCTTCCTGGAAAAACGGGCTGTTGGGGTTCTGGTCAGTCACCATCGAACCGGAAGCGTTCAACGGGTCCCACGCGTTGATATACACGTCATCTTCTGTCAGTCCGAACGTCGGAAGCGGTTCACGACATGGAACGCTGTCGGTGCCCACGCCGATCGCTGCGGCACCGTAGCAACGAGACAGAAAAAACAGATTTTTAATCTTCTCGTTGACCTTCATACGTTCCCATACCTCCTGAAAACGCCGCACAACCCGCTCGTCAGGATCTGTCTCCACGTTATACTGGCGCGGCTTACACATTGCCATCAGTATGGGTTTTTCGACAAGTTTTCCGCCCAGAGGATGGAATTGCCACAGCTGCTTACACAATTCATAGCCAGTGTCGGTTCCCGGCTTAATTTCTTCAGCCTCAAGAATATGCATCAGTGCTGAACCGAGGCCGCCAGTAATCTCGATCTCTGCCATCAAAAATATCCTGATTTTTTACAACGCCGCGTAATTACCGTGTGCGATGATCAATCCATAGGTATAACAATCGAAAAGGTCATCAGCACGTTTATGCGCGTCTTTGTCTGCCAGGTGGAACCCGGCGATTTGTTTAATGAGGTGGTTTGCGGTGGTACGTTTGAATGAAACGGTCTTGTCGTAAGCCTCCCGGACGATTTTGCACATCCCCTGATAGTGGTAGCTGGATGCCATCACCGCCCGTTCGTCTTTGCCCTTGCTGGTTAGTGTCGATTTAATCGGCGTCATATCCCAGCCTTCGGTTTCCGCCTTCTGGTTGAGGATTGCCCCCATCGCGGCGTCTTCCATAAAAATTCCCTGACTGCCCAGACGCGGACGGCATAATTTCGCGAGGCGCTCGAGGTTGTCATAAACGCCGGGGATATATTCAGGAAGCAATGACGCTTTAATTTGCGTCACATCCCAGTCAATAATCGTCAGTTTTGGCTCGTCCGAATACGTTGACTCATAAGAGAAATACACCACGCCAGTACCATCATTTTCGGTCCCGCCTTTCAGCGCCGTATCCATCACTGCGAAAATCATGTCGCAGTACGGCGGCATCTCAATTGGTTGACCGTCCACCAGCAGCTTATCGACATCGAGTAACGCGTCTTTGGACCAGTCTACGAACTCTGCAAGATATTCCTGCTGCCAGACGCGCGGATCGGATTTTTTCTCCGTTTCCTCCAGTTCTTCTTTCGGAATATACGGATTCGATGAAGTTGGCGCATGGTGCATGACAAATCCCAGGGATTCATCGTGGCATATCGCGTAGAAAAAATTGCTCTCGTCGATACCGTTTGGTGTGGAAAATACCCACGCACAGCCGCGGTAATCGACAAGCGTCGGGCGTATCGCTCGGGGCCAGATTTCCTCGAGCATTTCCGGCGATTTAGTGAATGCGGCCTCATCAATCAGCACAGCGTGATATTTACGCCCACGCCCGGCCAGTTTGTTATTGTCCGTTACCCAAAAGTCGATGCGCCCCCCATTACGGAGAATGATGCGCTTTTCATTTTTTGACTGACTGAGGATCAGCGGTTGCAGAACGGCGCTAATTTCATCCCAGATTTCCTGGTACTGGCGGTATTGAGCGGTAAAAATCCCCACCCTACCCGCGATAAGTTGCCCGGTGGTAGGAACGGCAAATTTCCGCGTAGCGAAACTGGTAGCGATGTTCACCAGCATCACCGTTTTACCCCAGCGACGACCACAGCATACCGCGTGGAAGCGTTCCTCTATTGCCGCCGTCCATGCAGCTATTTGCCCCTCATGAGGTTTTGGGAGGTAGATTTCAATCGACATTATCCACTCCCGGCATCGGCAGAGAGTTGTGGATAATTATTTCGTTATTCTCACCACCCACGCCTTTTTTGAGGTTTTCAATCTCAGTGCGCAGCTTTTCGTTGCGAAGCCTCAGTCCTTCAAGCTCCAGATCATTGCGACTGTCAGTTGCACCACTAGCAGAACCTCCTTTCGTCGCCATTATCAGCTTGATAAGTTCGCGCCGGGCGGCAGCCTTATCCTCCAGCAGGATCTCAACACCAAATTTCCCGAGCTTTGCCCCTGCATATAATTGTCGCGCATCCCCATCAAGCAGAGTGGTATCAGCCATATAAAGCTGTCCCGTTCCCTCACCGCAGCACTTCGGACAATCCGGATTGGGTATGGCGTTATCAACAAAGCCGAGGCCTCCATATTCCGGCTCGGGTTTGCCATCTCTGGAGGCCTGTGCTGCTGCCTTATCGAATTCTGCAATATCACGCCACTGGTAGAGATGATTCTCGCCCCAGCAATAACGGCAGTTAACACGGCGAAATTGTGCCAACTGATTGGGGTCGGCCTGGACAATGGCCATCAACTGACTCACCAGTAAATCTAGGTCTGCGGTATAGCGTTTCTGGTACTGATTGCGGAACCATGAGATAGCCCGATAAACCTTAGGATTTCTTAGGAGCTGGCTGGCAGTGACGTAGGCCGCATTCCCCTCTGACTCGTATCCTGCCAGGCGATATGCCTCAACGAGTTTTCTCCCCTGTGCAACCAGCATCGCAAATTTCGTCTGCTGCTCTGAGATGCCGAATTCATCGGGACAGAACGAAAATTCCTCCGTGTCGCCCTTATTCAGGCACGCATCGGATACTGGCTTTTTTTTCTGAGATTTTCCGTTCTGCTTTTGCGCAGTCTGCGCAGATTTTTTCTGCGCACTTTTTTGCGCAGTTTTGCGCATTTCTGTCTGCGCATTTTTCGGAGGTTTTTTGATGTAACGACGGGCCGTTGCGTAATTCAGTCCCCTTGCTTCACACCATGCCACCGGAGATATACCGGAGCGGGTGTATTCAGCAATATACTCCTGCTGCAACGCCCCCCAGTCCGGTCTGCTCATCAGTTAGTCCTGATTTTTATCCACCCTGAGTAGTTCGCGCAGGGCAAAGGCATCCCCTTTTCTGGCAAGCTTAAACAATGCCGCCCGTAGCTCGGCTTCACCTTTCGCTCTGCCCTTACGGATGGACGCATAAAAATTTCTCGCTCATACAGCCTCGCTTTATGAATAAAAAAGCCCGCTATCGGCCAGTGCGCTGGGTGCGCGGCGGGTGCCGATGACGAGCTTTGGCATTATCGCAGCCCCTCACAGAAGAGCTGCTGTAATGCCTAACCATCCTGATGTTGTTGTGATTTCGCATTAACTAAGTCAATGAAGTCCTGGCACATTTCAAGACGATGACCATGATCATCGACAAAGTTATAACGCCGAAATATATCAATAATTTCATTGGGACTTTTCCCCGCAATATGAGGATATTGTTTTGATTCGTAATTATGTTTCATCATCAAATCTCCAGTCAGTTGGGTATGATTCAGCAACTCTCACACTGGAAATAGCCTTTCACAATGGAGGTATCTATCAATACTCTGGTGTTCCATCCAGGATCTATCAGGGTCTTATGAATGCCAGTTCAAAAGGCCAGTATTTTCACCAATTCATTAAAAATGTGTATCCATACCGTAAGGTAGGCTAACCTTCAGTGGGGGAGAAGAGCATCCCCCACATTCATATATCAACCAGATTAGATAACAGAATTTCATGCCTCTTGGACAATGGCGCCCTTTCATTTTTCAGCGAAATATTCTGCCCTTACAGGAGATCAGTTCTGCAGGCACTGCCGAACACCGTCGACAATTTCACAGACCTGAGAAGCCGTATCGAAAAGCTGGCGCGCCTTATCCAGGCTGACGCATCCCACCAATAAAAAAGGCACCAGTATCGCTACCAGTGCCCATTTCGCCGCAGTTCGCGGCGTTCTGTGTGTCCAGTGCTTTCGACTCATAACTCACCCGGCTATCAGCGTTTCAATTGGAAGTGCGGCCCGTCCTTCAGCGTTTTCCAGTCCCCGCCCCATTCGATGGCGACTCCCAGCTCTGCGGCAGCCTGCTTAAATGCCTGTGCGATTTTCTCGTACAGAGGCCAGTCCCATGACACCTGGCTGCCAACGTAGGCCACAACATCCACCGCATCACCGGTCAGGTGGCGGCTGTTCATGGTCTGGCTCTTACCTTCTGCAACCAGCTGTTTCTGGCGATACTTGCTGCGCAGGCCTTCCGTAATACCGAAATCAACCTCCGTCAGCTCAAGGGCACGGCGAACGACAGCAACCAGCTGTGGTTTGACGCCCCCCAGATTTTTTTCACTGCGACGACTGAATCTGAATTTACCCGACATGCTCACCTCCGGAATGAAAGGATTTTTGAAACGTTCCCGCGTGCACGTATCACCAGCACGCAGAACAGCAGATTAAGCCCCACCGCCAGCCAGTTCGCCGCTAACGGGCGACCACACAGATAGCTGAGGGGCGTAAAGGCATACAGCAGCATCAGCAGCCAGGCCAGCCATGACATCAGCGGTTTGTGTCTGGAGTCACGACGACGATAAAAAAAGAGCGTCAGCACGATAACCGTGCATAACGCCACATTCAGCAATCCGGGAAGGTTACTTAACATTGCCGCCTCCTCCGCCCCGCAGGCGGGAGAACACACCGGACACCAGTGATGCAATATCCTGCTGGTGGATGAACGACAGAATCTTCACCGACACCACTGACACCAGCACTGCACACAGTGCGTCGACAGGTGCACCGTCAAACCCTGTATGCTTTACCAGCCAGGACGCCAGAACCTCTGCCCCCAGCACGCCGATAATGAACGACACCAGAAAATGCGCCGCCACACGCCAGGCTGAAAGCGCCTGCGGCATCGTTGCCACAAATAACGCCCCGGCGAACGCACCAAACACAATCCCGAAATCCGTCCCGGTAAACAGCCCGTACACCGTCGCCCCGCCGAGCGCCGCAGCCGTGCCGGAACCGGATAAGGGTTCAGACATACTTTTTTCTCCTGTAAATAAAAAAAGGGCCACCAGCGGCCCGTAAAAAACACCCCGTCAAAAGCACCGGCATCCGCAGACGCCCTTTGCGTGGCGTTATTTGATGAGCTCCAGATGTGGCGCAAAGAAATGAAATAAGACTTATCGGAAATTAAGGTTAATTTGAGGATTTAAACCACTTCTGAATCTTGGTAGTATGAACATGTCCCCGGAAGGGGGCCAATACTTATTATTCTTCATGGACTTTGTCCCGCGGTCTTAATCCGACGACCGCGCTACTTTTCACCCTCTCGCAAATTGCTATCCAAAGGACGTTGTCCCACGAGTATTCCTGGATGCTCGTGTCTTTTTTCGTCCTGAGAAAGGAATAAAAAAAACCGCCAGATATGGCGGTTGGTCAATGCAAGGGATGATTTTTTTTAATTGTTATTAAACCGAGGCGTCGGGTGTCTCCCGAAGTATTCCGTGCTGTATGGATACTGTGGTTTCCCGCTAAACCGACTCTTTAAACCACCCTCGCACTGAGGTGCGCCTCTTTGGTGCGATTTACAACACCAGAATGATGCATCACCTACCCTGCCAGGAAATACAAAATCTCCACCGATAATGCACCATTCTGCTGTCGTAAAAAAATCAGCACTGAGGCTACACCTGGCCTCAAATCATAGCCAGAGAACAGAATGCTTTTTCAAAACAACCTGCCCCCACGTAATAAAAAATACGCCAGTGCCGCAATACAATAAGGCTTGTTTCAAATGCTGGAGCGGGTAGCGGGAATCGAACCCGCATCATCAGCTTGGAAGGCTGAGGTAATAGCCATTATACGATACCCGCATATGGTGCCGACTACCGGAATCGAACTGGTGACCTACTGATTACAAGTCAGTTGCTCTACCTACTGAGCTAAGTCGGCATTGGTTCTTCAGGGGAGCGATATCACCGAGCAAAGAAGAGTTCCTCCCCCCCCCTCAGAACCGTTTTCGATGATACGATTTAATATTCCAATCGCAACAACACTTTACGTCAAGTTATGTAAATTTATTTATGTGTTTTTATTTTATGCAAACATTTAACTTTCACTTAAAACATACACAACAATATATAAACAAATTTATTTTGAAGGCAATTATTAAATGTCGTTTCTTATATCACACCATAGAAACAACAAAACCCGCTCAATGGCGGGTTCTGGTAAAGTTCATGCGCTTGATTCGCCTCGCGATACAGCTTTGCGAAGCGTAGCAAAATTGAAGCAGTTTATTGGCAAAAATGCAATAACTTTTTTATTGGCTTTCTCCGCATAACGCTAATTTCATTGGTATATACAGAATGTGTTCAGCAACACCCAACCATGCATCAATGCGATTTCTGCAAGTTTTCAAGCTCCAGCCAGGGCGATACTTATTTAACTGTTGTGCCATTTTCAGCTTACTCATCCCCCGCCCTTCATATCTTTGTCGGAGGATAAAAATCAATCCTGGGTGTTCTGCCAGTACTTCACTAATCACACGATCAATGCATAACGCCTCTGCATCATTACAATGCACCAGCCAGCTTTTTTGCTTACCGTTGATCATATCCCGCAAAAAAGCCTCAAGTTCAGGTTTGTCCAGACCTGCTTTTTTCATCCTCCGGAGCGCCTCGTTAATTGCCGTTTTTGTCAGCTTTTTAGAGGTCAGCAACTGGTTGAACATATTTCCCATCTTACCGCCGCCAATATACGACCAGCGCCCCCACATGCGCAGTTTTCCCTGAATCCAGACTCTTTCCAGCGTGGTGAGACGAAGGTGTTCCCCGCTTTTTCCTGTATTTGTTGGGTAAATCATAAATAACCTTCCTTTCTCCAGATTTCTTGTGTGCGAAAAACACCTTCTGCATGCATCAGGCGCAATTCTTCTTTGGTGTAATCGCTGGTTTTTACCCGCCCGTCGATTAAATCGTGGCATGAGCTACAGGCAATTGCCCCCTGCATATCGTGTGGTTTTGTCGCTGTTCCACACGTCCCCGCCAGCCTGTAATGCGCCAGCACAGAAGTTTCGGGATTGTGATTGCAGTAGCCAGGAATTCTGACGGTGCACATCTGCCCCCGCGCCGCTTTACGTAAATCCACCATTACGCAAACTCCAGTAACTGCGCGGCCACATTTTCGACTTCCTCCGGAGAGGAAAATTTACGGAACAGGATCCAGTTCCACAGCACATTCAGTACAGATTTATAAACCTGCTGAAACTCGGTTTCGTCCATGTTCGCAAATGCGATAGATTTTGCCCTGGGCCCACGACTACCATCAGGATAAATATGCTCGGTGTAAAATCCGGCCTGAATGGTTACCCACTCGCGGAAAGCGTCAAACGACTTTAGCAATGCCGTATCCCGGGTTCTGCATGTCGCAACTGTATTAAGGTATTGCTCTGTGGCATCACTCAGGGCTGGAGTGTGTTCCCGACCAACTGATTCGCACAGATACTCAACGAAACCGGACACCAGTTCTCGTTCTCGAGGCGTGATCGCCCCACCGACCGGAGTCCAGTAATCGAATCCCAGTTGCAGGAGTTTGAAAAAACGCTTGTGGAACGCGTAGTTACGCACTCGCTTAAAGTCCGCGTGTATCCACTCACCTATTTTGATTTGATGCAAAAAATCGCAACTCTCCGGCGTCGCCGGGAGAAGTAATCCAGAAGAGGTTTGTTTGACCAGTTGTATATGCGCCATTGCTGTCTCCAATGGCGCTGTAGGTTGCCAGTTGTTCAGGCTGGCTTACGAATTATAACTCATTCGCGAACCACCTTGAAACCGAGCCTTTCAAGGTATTCAATGAATGCCTCGATAGATAAAATTACATGATCACCAGGGATTAACGTTGTGTAGACAACTTTCCCATTCTCAACGCGCACAGCATAGAGGCCATTTTCACTAAAAATTTCACGCAATTCTTCGATTTTCATCTTCAGAATCCTTCCAGATAAATAGCTCTTCCCCTTCGGGGTCCATCCCTCTTCTCCCTGCGCGCTACTTAAGAGCCTCGATTCTAGCCGTGAAGACATACCGATCAACAGCAATAAGCCACCTGAATAACAGAATCAGCCAGCCACATCAGTACAACCAGATGCATCATGCTCACTGAAAATAAACAACAAAAAACCCGCCGAAGCGGGTTTAGTGCGGGTGCGTTGAGGATGCCTGACACATGAGAGGTGGCGAGGGATTTCTCCCTCGCCTGGTCTCTTACTCCTCAGGTTCGTAAGCTGTGAAGACAGCGACCTCCGTCTGGCCGGTTCGGATTCGTACCTCGCAGAGGTCTTTCCTCGTTACCAGTGCCGTCACTATGACGGTTAAACAGATGACGATAAGGGCGATTAACATCGCCTTTTGCTGCTTCATAGCCTGCTTCTCCTTGCCTTTCGGCACGTAAGAGGCTAACCTACATTTGTGAGACATAGATTGGGCCTCAGATTAATGTTAAGCGTCTTGCAGGACGCGTAATGTTAACTGGGGCTTTTCTCTATCTGCCTTTTGGTGTTCATGCCTGAGACAGATAGCCTCAAGCACCCGCAGTCATTCTACTTAACTAAGATTTCCCCGCAAACCGTTTTTATCCCCATCTGCAAACCGAATACACAACAAGTGCCGACGCCATTGCAATTCCTGTCGTTGTGAATGCCTCCGGCCAGGTCATCGTAAAACATCCTCCGCGCTTATCAGCCCATTCCGCTCCAGATACTCCATCGCCATATCCGGTAATTTGCAATCTGGTTTCGCTTTTTTCAACTGACTTACCAATTGTTTAACCAGCATTGTCAACTCTTCCTCATGTGAAAGTGATGCCGGTTGCGCAGCGTACAGGGGTTTTGGCGCAATGGCTGAGTGTTTTGCGTATGCCGCGACAGATTCAGCATTGAACAAAACCATATTGTGAGCACAGGACCATGCAACTGGCATTGCTTCAAGTGAGGCAAGCGCAATACGGGCAAGCGCAAGATCCATTTCAATGGCAACTTTTGAAGTCTTAAACGCGGTCTGTCGCGCAGCAAATTTCATGGATTTCACACTTTCATTAGCATGAGCAATCAATTGCTCTCTGGTAAATTTCGTCATATTTTTCTCATCCAGTCCTGTCGCTATGCCTGCGCAACCATTACCCCACAATTACATCACAGGGGGGTAATGGTTGCAATTCAGTGGCCACAGCGAGATTCACATCATTCACAATAAATCATAAAAACACACGCAATCACAGACCATAATAAAAGAACTGTTTCGGCTACAATCACAAGACCTTCCCACACCTCCTGAAACCAGAGAATCGGCATATCGCCCCCTCCCCTCTGAAAAACAACCACATGCCCTAGCTTCTCCGCCAGCGCCAGTTCCGCCTTAGCGCCTGCTGACCGTTGCCAGTCTTTCAGCATATAAATCGCATCCACGCTGCGTATCATTGCCATGCAGATATCCATGTACTGCGGCTGTGTCAGCCCGTCAGGAAGTACTGCCGGGTTTAAGACGGTATGCCCTTCCCGTTTCAGTTCCTCTTCCGCATTGTGGAACGCCTCACGGTTGAAATTTTTATACCCGGTCATTGGACCGGCAATATAAACTCTCACCCTCACTCCTGAACTCTCCTGTCGAAATAAACGTAGTTATTCACTGTGCGCAACGGCATTCCAAATTTTCTGGCGATTTCTCTCCTGGGTACGCCACGCTGATGCAGCTGTCGCGCCAGTTCAATATCACTCTGCGGATATTTTGTTGACTGGTGATAATCACCCCGTAACATCAGGCTGACACCCAGTTCCCGCGCTTTCGTTCTGACAGCATCACCTGTACGACCGGTCAGCCTCCCAATGCTTTCGACCGTCATCGTTCCCGCACACTGCCGGAGTATCATGATTTCAGCCTCGTACCACTTCTTCCAGCCACTCACCGCTGCAGCTCTCCGTTCGCGGTAATATCCCGAAGAATATCCCGGTGCTTGTTCAGCTCCCGCAGCGCGGCGCAGACTCGCTCCCACTTCTGGACATGATTTTTCGCCCGACGCAGTTCGCGGTTTGCCATATGCAGCGATGGTAAAACCAGGTCATCCGCTCTCGTTTCAGTAAACGATGGCAGCGACTGCACAATGTCCGCCACAGTCTCTGTTTTAATATCTTCCTGTGTTGCAGCTTCCTGTACTGGTAACGCAACGCATGCAGGCTGAGGAAAGGCTTTACCATCAGTTTCCGCTACCGATGCTGCTTTCGGCTCTGCTGGTAAATTATCGCCCGGCATACAGTAACGAAATTTACCGTCCTGATTAGCACGAATCAGACGGCCTTTGCTGATTGCCATTGCCAGCGTTGAAGCCACTTTGCGTGATGTGGTACCAAACAATGTAGCCAGCTCATCAGCCGTTTGTGGTCCGCGTTGTTCAATCGTCGCGGTTAAATCGCACTCTGAGATTTTCGCTACTGTCGCCGTGGAGGTTTCTTCCGGCTGTTCTTCTGGCGCTGGCTGTTCCTGCTGAACGTTGTTATCAGCCACACGCCAGGTGTACGCGCTTTTATCAACGAAACCAGCCTTTTTCAGTTCCCATAGTTCGTTCAGCACTTCTTCACGACTGATATCAAGTCGCGCAGCCAGTTCTACCGACGTAGCTTTTCCCATCGCTTTCAGTGCGTCAAAAACGGTCTCCATTAAAATTTCCTCCCGGTAAAAATTACTTCTCAACTCAAACAAACCCAGCCGCTTTCCGGCGTTCATATTCCTGTTTCAGTAACTCAATTGGCGTTGGCCCCGACGGGCGTTTGGGTGCCGCCAGTTGTCGCCGGACTGGCGGAACGCTCAGGCCGTTACTAACATGCTTTGCCCATTTCGTCAGCTGCCGTTCTGCAAGCTGTTTTAATTCCCCTTCGGTCATCTGGCGCTCAATCCCCTTTGAACGCATCTCGAGGCAAATGTGATACAGCACAGGCTGAGTCCATGGGTATTTATCGCTTCCGTCGTATCGCCAGGACTCATTGCGCCAGCGGCGGTACTCCTCCATCACAGCATCCACCGTCAGACCAAATGGATTTGCCCCACTCTCCGAAATCAGTGCCACAAACTCAGCCAGGTCCGGAGGCCATGTTTCACCCGCCCGGCAGCGGTCCATGCACTGGCGGCAGACCTGTCGGATTTGCTGCTCAGTCATCGCGCCAATCTGTGCAATCCAGAGCTTCGAAGGTGCGGCCCCGTTCTTCTGGGTCCAGCGGTTCGAATAAACCTCCCCCATGAGTTCCCACAGCTTCCAGGCCGTTTCCGTCGCTGATAAATCCGTTTTCACGTTCCCACTGCTCACGTGCTGCCCGAATTTCCTGAACTGCCCGTGATGCGGTGCCACCTGGTGCTGCTGCATGTTTTACCCCCTTGCTGACTGGTTTAGCCTGCGCCCTGACGTGATTTACGTGACGGGCGAATTTCTGCTCCCACTGAACCTGCGTGAAAACTTTACCCTCCGCTGCCCAGTAGTCCCGGAAGGCGGCAAGTTCAGCTGGTGTAAATTCCGGCTCAGGAAGAGCCACGCCCCACAGCGCAGCCCGTCGTCGAAAATCCGGCGACGGATGCCAGCCATCGGTCATCGGAAATTTCCCGATGGGTTCGCTCAGGCCTTCCAGGTAATCAGGTTCCGCTGTTTGCAACGGCACGCCATTTGCCTCACTGGCAGGAGCACTCTCGCGCACGCGCGCGTTATGTGTGGGGTTTATATATCTGTTATCTGTTATCTGGATACCGCATGACAAAGCGTTAGCCTTATCCTTAGGCTTATCCTCAGGCAAAGGGATTGCCTTATCGAATGCCATCCCCAAAGCCTCAGAAACCCCGTAGGATGCGGCTCTCAGCGATTCCCTGGCCTCCCATTTGAGAGGACAATCAGGAATTAAAGCGAATGCCTTTGCCCAGGATTTAATGACATTTATCGAGTTTGGCGGATTGTGTTTCGCAGCATTCGGGAGCCAAAAAACTCTGGCTTTGATATCTGCTTTCACCATGCCAAGATTCATGGCTTCTCCTAAGGCTAAGTCAAAGGCTTCGATATCCCACCCCAACTCTTCGGCCATTGCTGCCCGCCCGGCTTTAAACAACCCAGGAATAATCCCGGTAAATGGACTGGTCAGCAGATAAATAAACAAACTCTGTCCACTTGGAGGCAGAGGAGATAACGCCCTAAATTTGGGATCATCCCATATCGTTATTTTTACCTTGCGATAAGGCTCATTGTTTGCCTTAGTTTTTGGCATGGGATTTGGCATGTTTTTAGCCTTAACCATAATTGCCTCATCTGGTGTCGAACCTTCCTCCGGATATAATCTGTGATTCCCCAATCAACAGAACCAAAGGAGGTTCGACATGTCTTTAATGGCTGTTTGCCAAAAAATTAAAAATCACATGCGCACTGTGTACAAAATTAACCAGCACGACCACGACATGGTTAACCTGGTAACATGCAGGGCTATAGTTCTCACCCGCTTCCACCTGATTCTTACAAATCACTCACGGGATTCTCTCCTGAGCCCCAGTAGCTATGATTCGCTGGCGAGATTGCTATACCAGGCAAGTGAAAAACGTATTACTGATCCCTTATCTGTTTCCCCTGTCCTTGCTCTTCACATTCTGGAAGACGCTCTCTATGACCCCCGTCAGGAATGCGACTATCAATTTCTTGAAGCTGAGAAATCAATGAGAGAATGGTTCGTTGAATATCGCGAACGGCAGCAAAAGTTATCCTCAGAGTATTCAGAACTTCCGCAACTTCGCTGGAGTGATCTTCCGAACGAATTATTTGCTCTGACCCCAGAAAATTAATTCTTGGAGATAAATCGTCCATAACTGAGCGCAGGCTAAGTTCTGCGCTCTGAAGCTTCCGAACCGAAGTTTCTGTACCCCAACCCGCAATTTCTGCATTTTTTGCAAGTTTCAGGAGCCAGTCTCGTAGTTCGCCGGGAGTAAGATTTCCAGCATTGATAAACGGTTTGATTTTCATTGTTAGTTACCCTATTCACTTAATGAACAACAACAGAATCGCCGGACGAACCGCCGCCGCTGAAATGTGCTTTCCGGTAAACGGCCTGGACTGCATCATCATGCGCATCAATTGCCGTACTCAACGCTTCCTGCGCCGCCAGTAATGCACGGCGTTCCAGGGTATCGAAGATGCAGAGTCGGTGACGCAGCTCGCGCGGAAGAATTGCCAAAACCGCAGGGATCAGTTTCTGAATTTTTTCCCTTTGCGCTTTCGTTTCACCTTTCAACCAACGGTGATAGATATTCTGCTGATTGTTCCAGTCCTTGCCTGGTACCAGGGGCAATTCGCCGCCCCCCTGGCGCAGATATTCTTCAGTAATTGCATTGGCTACCCATGCCTGCCCTTTTTCAGCGGCCAGGGCTAACAGCACTGATTCAATGTGCTCATGCCTGATTTTCATGAATCAACTCCTGTGCATTTTGTGTGTTAGCCTTACATCCAACAGGTAAACCATCGGTCGGATTCGGGTAGATATCAGGACGGAGTTCATGAGGTGTAACCTCGAAATTCGTTACTTCAGCAACACGTAATGCTTTTTCAGGGCTGAATCTTTCATGGCCCCCCAGCACTCGACTTACATGCACCTGAGATAAACCCGTTAGCTTCCCAAACTGTAGCTGGGTGATATGTTTCTCTTTTAAATAGTCTCTTAAGTTCATAGCCAACCTTCTACGTTATGCTTCGAGCAAATATTAGCTCCACTAATTTTAAAGATCAATAGTCAGACTATCTTTGATAATATTGGTAAAACAAATAAACTCTATGTATGAAAAAAACACGCGAAGTGATTGCAACTCCAGAAGCGAGCAAGAATTTAAAAGCCGCATGGAATGCAAGAAAAAAAGAGCTGAAGCTGACTCAAGAGCTGGCGGCTGAGTTGTTGGGATTCGAATCTCAAGGCACCGTTAGTCAGTATCTGAACGGCAAGATACCGGTAAATACCGACGCTGCGCTAAAATTTGCGGCTCTGTTAAAGGTAAAACCAGAGGACATTCGAGAAGACCTTAAAGACTTAATGAATTATGTAAGATCATCAGATACTTATGATGATAGCTTTTCAGGCAAAGGATGGAGGCTGGTCAATGAAGAACAGGCAGAGTTACTTAACCTCTTCGAGATTCTACCTGCGTCAGAAAAAGCCAAACTCCTTAACCAGCTACGTGGACTAAACAAGCTCTACGAGGAAGCTTTCGAGAACATGCTGGCACTAAAGAAACGCAACCAGTAGCCACCGCTCACTACCCCCATCCACAACAAAAAAACCGACTTCTTAGTCGGTTTTTTTGTGCCATAACTTCTGCAAATCAGCTGTATAACTAATATTTTTCCCTTGAAAAAACATTTACTTAATTACTAAATCAAAAATATCATACGCCATACTGTTGACTTAAAATATCCGTGTTACTAATATTTATATCAAGAACAGCACGGCGCTGTAGGTTTTAGTTCCGCCACCCGGCGTTAAGGGGAAATGAGGTCAACATGGATACTATCGATCTTGGCAACAACGAATCTCTGGTATGTGGCGTGTTCCCCAACCAGGATGGAACGTTCACCGCCATGACTTATGCCAAAAGCAAGACATTCAAAACTGAAACGGGCGCACGTCGCTGGCTTGCCAGAAATACTTGCTAATCCATTATTTAGATTAATTCAATATTCTCGCTGTAGGGGTATAGCAGAAACCACCAAAGCCCGGAGGTGGTGAAATAAAACTGGGCACAACACGAAGGCGCATTTCCGATATCCATAAAGAGTCGGTCTTGTCTGTTAAATTTAAATGGTGGGAGTGCGCCTCCGGTTGTAAATAACGACATTGCTGTGTGTATCCTAGCGGCATCAGTTTTTTTCTTGAAGTTCGGCTGATGTCCGCCCTTTTTAAAGTGAATTTTGTGATGCGGTGAATGCGGCTAAGCGCACGCGGCACAGTTAAAAGTCATGTTAGTCCTTATTGGTTTGGGTGGGAAAGCCGACTGTAATTGTTAACTGGTTACAGTCACCTGGAGGCACCAGGCACCGCATCGACAAAGTTCATTTGTAAAAATGGAGATAATTATGATTGCTCATCACTTTGGAACTGATGAAATACCACGTCAGTGTGTGACTCCTGGCGATTATGTTCTTCATGAAGGCCGGACATATATTGCCTCGGCAAACAATATTAAAAAGCGAAAACTTTATATTCGTAACCTGACCACAAAAACATGCATTACTGACCGCATGATTAAAGTCTTCCTCGGTCGTGATGGTTTACCTGTAAAGGCGGAGTCATGGTGATGACTAAGAAAATAAAATGTGCTTACCACCTTTGCAAAAAAGACGTTGAAGAAAGCAAAGCTATTGAAAGAATGCTTCACTTCATGCACGGGACTTTATCAAAAGACGAACCGAGAAAATATTGCAGTGAAGCTTGTGCCGAAAAAGACCAGATGGCACACGAACTTTAATTAATTGACTATTCGAAACTGAATTTATGCCAGAAATGGCAGGGATTCGCTCAACCTTAATTAAGGAGAAAAACATGATTACCAATTATGAAACCACTGTTGTAACTACCGATGACATTGTTCACGAGGTGAATCTGGAAGGAAAGCGCATTGGCTACGTAATTAAAACAGAAAATAAAGAAACCCCATTCACTGTGGTTGATATCGATGGTCCATCAGGCAACGTAAAAACACTTGATGAAGGTGTCACAAAAATGAGCCTGGTTCACATCGGAAAGAATCTGCCCGCAGAAAAAAAAGCCGGATTTCTGGCAACTCTGATCGCAATGAAATTAAACGGTGAAATCTGAAAAAAAGAAAGCCTGCACTGTGTGCAGGCCTGAGTGAAGAACCTGGGACATTTATTCATCACTCGCAGTAATTTTAATCTGAGTTGAGGTTAAAAAACAATGAGCACAAAACCACTCTTCCTTTTACGGAAAGCGAAAAAATCATCCGGTGAGCCTGACGTCGTCCTGTGGGCAAGCGACGATTTTGAATCAACCTGTGCCACTCTGGACTACCTGATCGTTAAGTCAGGTAAAAAACTGAGCAACTATTTTAAAGCTATTGCAACTAATTTTCCTGTCGTTAATGACCTGCCCCCTGAAGGTGAGATCGATTTTACCTGGAGTGAACGCTATCAACTCAGCAAAGACTCCATGACCTGGGAACTAAAACCGGGAGCAGCGCCAGACGACGTTCACCACCAGGATAATGCTCAGGAAACCAAAGAACTGGCGGTAGGCCAGGAAGAAAACGCGCAGGCAGACGCCCACGGGGATTGCCAGGATTGCGAAGTCTCTGTAGCCACTTTGCAGTTCACACAGCGTCTTCTGCACATTTTTACGTATGCGGCCGGGGATCGGAAATACCTGCATCATGCCACCCGTGAACAACGCGAACACATTACTGCTCTTGAGATGGACCAGGAAAACAGCTATGTCCAGAATCTGCTGTTGGCCATACGCGGCATGGCAGAGCCAACAACTCTGGATAATGCCGCCCTGCTCCGCCTGACTGATGCAATTAAGGCAGTTTTCTCTATCACGAAAAAACATCAGCCCTATGAATTTAAGAATTTCATTTCAGCCTGGCTGGATACCGAACACATTGATCGCGGTCTTCTGACAAAAGAATGGCGAAAAGGGAATCGTGTTTCACGCATCACTCGCACGGCTTCCGGTGCTAATGCTGGCGGCGGGAACCTCACCGATCGCGGCGAAGGTTTCGTCCACGATCTTACGTCACTGGCGCGCGACGTAGCCACTGGCGTACTGGCCCGTTCAATGGACGTGGACATCTATAACCTTCATCCGGCACACGCTAAACGCATTGAGGAAATTATCGCTGAAAATAAACCGCCCTTTTCTGTTTTCCGCGACAAATTCATCACCATGCCTGGCGGGCTGGATTATTCCCGCGCCATTGTGGTTGCGTCCGTAAAAGAAGCACCAATTGGTATCGAGGCTACCCACCACCGTGTCACCGAATATCTGAGCAGGGTGCTGACTGAAACCGATCATGCCAACCCTGATCCGGAAATCGTGGATATTGCCTGCGGTCGCTCCTCTGCCCCAATGCCGCAGCGTGTAGCAGAAGAAGAAAAACAGGATGATGAAGAAAAACCGCAACCATCTTGCGCAATGGCAAATGAACAGGCAACGGCTGAAACAGTGGAACCGGATGCAACTGAACATCATCAGGACACGCAGCCGCTGGATGCTCAGTCACAGGTAAATTCTGTTGATGCGAAATATCAGGAACTGCGGGAAGAACTCCATGAAGCCCGGAAAAACAATCCATCAAAAAATCCTGTCGATGCCGACAAATTGCTTGCTGCATCACGTGGTGAATTTGTTGACTGAGCCGGCTCATGAAAAGCGCGAAAGCGTTTCAAACAAAACACGAAAATACAAACTTTCGCGCTTCAACTGAGACAGTTTTGGGTATACCAGTATTAGTTTCGTTTACATTTATATGTTTTGAAGAACTTTATATCATCTCGGATATAAAGATTTTTTCCAGATTTATCAACGATAAAATACTTTACAACCGCAGGGTTTCTGGTTGAAGCATATAGATAATCAGTCCCTTTAATCTTTTCATCCTTGTCTTGCTCATCAATCTGGCCTGTTTCTGTCTGAGTGTATAGTTCACCAGTATCAAGATCAGTCCATGACCCCATATCAACACCCATATGCAGACGAATACCGTGGCAGGCCCAAAAACCAGAGGCAGGAGCTTTATTGACAATATTCTTATCTGGATCTATCCCTGCCGACCTTAAGATTGCATCAGCTGCAACTTCAGGATCAAAATCTTTTTCTTGAGCATGACTGACTGAAGGGGCGGTTAGTACAAATAAGCCGATGATGGCACTGATTAGCAATTTTGCTTTTTTCATCTAATATGCTCCGTGTATGGATAAAGATATCAAGTTTTCCATACTATAATGTCATGTCTAGTTAATAAGCTCATTGAATTTATCTAACACTAATCCGAACTGCTTTTGGGGTATGGCTGAGCCCTGAATAGTTTAGTATTTAGCCGCTTCCTTGCTCGCTTGTTCAGGAATCTGATGCAGCGATACTGATTAAATTTGTGCACTGCGGCACGCTCTTTATTAGCCCGTAAATACACGCCTCGTTGTCCACCGCGTTTAATTGCGTTCATCGTTATCTCGTGATACCACTCACCATCCAGCTCGTAGAACGTGCTTTCATGACTGCCAATAAAATCAAAATTCGACGCCTGATACACAACGCCTGCACGTCCGCAGCGTTCGTCTGCAAAGGACTGAACCCACTCCACTGACGGATACAGTAACCTTATGGTTTTCAGTGCATAACTGATGGCCCGTGATTCAGAGTGCGGGGGATTCCTTGTGCTAATAAACGCCCGGCCTGCTCCCATTCCGCTTTGGTTAGTTTAGGTGGTCGCCCACCAATACGGCCTTTATTTCTGGCGGCAGCAAGTCCTGCCATTGTTCGCTCGATGATTAGTTCTCGTTCCATTTCAGCCAGGGCACCCATAACGTGGGAGAAAAAACGCCCCATTGGGGATGACGTATCAATACTGTCAGTAAGGCTGCGAAAATTAATCCCTCGCTCCCGTAGTTCTCCGACGAGAGAAATCAGATGTTTCATGCTTCGCCCGAGGCGATCCAGTTTCCAGACAACCAGCGTGTCACCTTGTTGAAGGCGCTTTAAAGCGCGTTTTAATCCCGGTCGGTCAGTCTTTGTCCCGCTTAATTTATCTTCAAATATTTGTTCACATCCTACACAAACAAGAGCGTTTCGTTGCAGGTCTGTATTCTGGTCATTTGTTGATACCCTTACATAGCCAATCAGCACGCTGAATCTCCCGTTTAAAAGCGCAAATCATGCCATGCAGGCCGGAAACGGCCATTATCTAAAACCTTGGTTTACAGGAAACGGTAAATCAGGCTTCTGGTGCATTACAGAAAAACCAGAACGGTGCAGATATTCCCGATAAAAAACTATTCCTGCGTAATATCGGCACAACAAATTCAACAACCATGTCTTTTAGTGGTGGTGCTGGATGGTTCAAACTGGCAACTGTAACAATGCCACAAGCCAGTTCCGTGGTTTACATAAGCCTGATTGGTGGCGCAGGGTATAACGTTGGCTCCTCGCATCAAGCAGGCATCTCTGAGCTGGTTCTGCGTGCCGGAAATGGGAATCCAAAAGGTATTACTGGTGCATTATGGCGACGGACCTCGATTGGATTTACTAATTTTGCATGGGTGAATACATCAGGTGATACCTATGACATTTATGTAGAAATAGGTAATTACGCCACAGGTGTTAATATTCAGTGGGATTATACCAGTAACGCCAGTGTAACGATTCATACATCACCAACTTATACAGCGAATAAACCAACAGGCCTGACAGATGGAACTGTATATGTAATTTACAGTTCGCACATTAAACCGACTGCTGCTGAGGTTGGGGCGTTGTCATTATCTGGCGGTCAATTGAATGGTGCACTGGGCATCGGAACATCCAGTGCTCTTGGTGGTAACTCGATTGTTTTGGGTGATAATGACACGGGATTTAAACAAAATGGCGACGGGTATCTGGATGTTTATGCTAATAACGTCCATGTTATGCGCTTTGTCTCCGGCAGTATTCAAAGTAATAAAACCATAAATATTACAGGTCGTGTTAATCCCTCAGATTACGGTAACTTTGATTCCCGTTATGTGAAAGATGTTCGCCTGGGTACGCGTGTTGTTCAATTGATGGCGCGTGGTGGTCGTTATGAAAAAGCCGGACACGCAATTACCGGATTAAGAATCATTGGTGAAGTAGATGGCGATGATGAAGCCATCTTCAGACCAATACAAAAATACATCAATGGCACATGGTATAACGTCGCACAGGTGTAAATTATGCAGCATTTAAAAAATATTAAGTCAGGAAATCCAAAAACAAAAGAGCAATATCAGCTAACAAAGAATTTTGATGTTATCTGGTTATATACAGAAGACGGTAAAAACTGGTATGAGGAAGTAAATAACTTTCAGGAAGACACCATAAAGATTGTTTACGACGAAAATAATATTATTGTTGCCATAACCAAAGATGCCTCAACGCTTAATCCCGAAGGCTTTAGTGTCGTTGAGATTCCAGATATAACAGTCAATCGTCGTGCCGATGATTCAGGGAAGTGGATGTTTAAGGACGGAACTGTGGTTAAGCGGATTTATACAGCAGACGAACAGCAACAACAGGCCGAATCACAAAAGGCCGCATTGCTTTCCGAAGCTGAATCAGTCATCCAGCCGCTGGAACGCGCTGTCAGGCTGAATATGGCAACAGACGAGGAACGCACACGACTGGAAGCATGGGAACGCTACAGTGTTCTGGTCAGCCGTGTGGATACGGCAAATCCTGAATGGCCACAAAAACCAGAGTAAAAATTAAGGCCCGATAGCGGGCCTTCTCTCATTCTGGTTGTTCGGGAAACGTTACTGGCAGACCGGAAGTGTCTGTAGATTCGACTTTCTGCGCATAGAGCATCCACTCGGTTAATTTTTGTTTATTCTCGTCGGAAATGATGCCCAGCCGTAGCTGTGAGTCCCATAGCTGGGTTTTATCCCTGACGAGCTGTAGCAGGCTTTGCTTTTCATTTTCCGCCAGCTGCCTCTGCTCTTCCTCGGTATAAGTTCGCTTTACCACTACGCCATCTTTGAACATCCATTTACCCGAAATGTCAGCACGGCGATTTGCTGTAATATCAGGTAATTCAACGACGCTTGCGCCTTCCGGATTAATTGCTGAAACATCCTTTTCAATACAAATAATAACGCCGTTATGGTCATAGACCATTTTCAAAGTGTCTGGCTGGAAATTCTTTTGTTCCTCATACCAGTTTTTCCCATCCTCTGTATAAAGCCATTTGATGTTAAATTGTTTCGTTAGCTGGTATTGCTCTTTTGTTTTAGGGTTGCCAGCAGTAATATTTTTTAAGTGCATCATAATTAAATACTCCCCGCGTTATACCACGTTCCATTAATGCAATACTGAATTGGCCTTGCCTGAGTTGTATCAATTAATTCATCACGGTTTCCGTTAACTGAACCCGTAACGACATAACCTGACCTGTCAGACCAGCCGGGGCCATTCCATGTCTGAACAGATGACAGACCGCCAAGGCGAATACCTGTAATAAACCTTGAGTTACATTCTGCCTGCGTGTATGCACCAACATCTCCCGCAGAGGGTTTGCGGGTCGTGGTGTAAAACTCTGACCAGTTAGCCTCAAATCCATAACCATCACGCGCTGAACGATAAAAAATACCGCCGTTCCTGTAATTCACGCGGAACTGTACGGCAGGGCAACTCCCCGTATTCATATTGAAGTGGAGTATTAATGCTGTTGCGTCTTTGAGATCTGCATCATAAACACCGCTATTCCAGTTCCAGCCAACAGCTTTATCATTTGCAACCCTGCCTCCTGTTTGCCCTAAAGCAAATGCAGGCTGCTGGTTTTTCGTGTTGTAGTCTCGTCGCCAGCCAGGAGCATAAATATCACCATGATTAATATAGGTGAATTGAGCGTTAGTAATTCCGCCACCACTGGACGTGCTCGGCGTGGTAACGCGTATGGTCATTGCGCCGCGAGTGCCAATAACTTCCACCACAGCACCTGCAAGACAAATATTTCCGCAACCTGTATCTGTAATGACCTTATTATTTGCATAAACCCATGAGCCTTTGCACATCCAGTAAGGATGGTTAAATGCCCCCTGACTCTCCAGCCACGAAATGAATTGTGCGGTTGTCCAGGTCTGACTATCGCCACCAATATTCAGCCATGCGCTATATGCGCGGCAGGCACCAATATTTTTGGTGAAGGTATCTTTTCCCGGAATATCTGCGCCGTTCTGGTTTTTCTGTAATGCGCCAGAAGCCTGATTTACCGTTTCCTGTAAACCAAGGTTTTAGATAATGGCCGTTTCCGGCCTGCATGGCATGATTTGCGCTTTTAAACGGGAGATTCAGCGTGCTGATTGGCTATGTAAGGGTATCAACAAAATGAACCAGAATACAGACCTGCAACGAAACGCTCTTGTTTGTGTAGGATGTGAACAAATATTT